TCAATTTCTTTCTCTACTGCTGAGCAGATCAAGAAGACCGAGAGCTTCCGTTCGCCATTCGGCTTTGCTGACGTGGTTCGTGGTATGCATCTTTATGGTCGCAAGATCTTGAAGCCGCAGGGCCTCGTCCGTGCAGTTTACAACATCAACTAATCGATACCCATTAAAGGAGAATAAATAATGGCTACTATTACTACTCTTGCTAATCCTTTGCGTACCGGTCTTGCACCGGCTATGCATAGCAACCAGAAATTCTCTTACCACTATTGGGAAGTTGTTGATCTGGCCGCTGTGACTACTGCAAAGGGCTCGGCTATTGCTAACGGTGACGTTATCGAAGTCCTTCGCGTTCCTAACAACACTCTTATCGAGTTTGCATGGTGCGAGAAGATTACTGCCCTCACAGGTACTTCGACTGACTTCACTCTGAGCCTTGGTGTTACTGGCGTCGCTGCTGGTAACTACGTGGCGGGTTGGAATGCTTCTACGGCTGCTGTACCTAGTTACGGTAATCCGCAGGGCGTCCACACTCCTATCATCTTGGCTGCTTCTGACACCATCGACCTCCTCGTAACTGCCCAGACGGGCACTGTAACTGGTGGTAAGATTGTGGTAGGCGCAATCCTTGCTGATATGGTTAAGGCACCTCGTCCGGGTGTTGTCCCGCTTAAGAGCTAATCATGACTATAGCTAGGGGTAGCAATGCCCCTAGTCTTCTTTCTAGTGAACAGGAGACTCTCATGATGAATTCCGAACAACCTATAGGACTTATTGACAGTCTAAATCTAAGAGTCTCCAAACTAGAAGACTGGAAGATTAGGATTGACATTGAACGTGCCAAAGAAGAAGTAACGAGAGTCCATATTGATAAACGGTTTGACTCCATCGAAGCATCTATTGATAGTTTCAAAGGTGTAGTTAAATGGGGTATTTATCTTGTAGTAGGTTCCTTCATAGGTTCCTACGTATTGCCGTTTGTACTCAAAGGTGGCTTGGTTATCCCCACTATCCCTCATTAAAGGTATACTAAATGACAACTTATTTGGAACTGACTAATGAGCTTCTGCGGAGACTGAATGAAGTAGAACTAACTGCTTCTAACTTTGACTCTGCCAGAAATATCCAAGCATCTGCTAAGGATTTTATCAAAGCTTCTATAGATGAAATTAACAACAAAGAACATGAGTGGCCATATAACTATGTCTCAGGTACACAAGTACTGACTATTGCCACTGAGTTCTACCCATTCCCAGAAGACGCTCAGACTATTGATTGGATGTCTTTTGCCATTGTCAAAGATCCTGCACTAAATACTTTTACTAGGCCCCTCCAGTATATCAAGAGAGATGAATGGTACAAGCAGCTTAGAGCGAGAGATGAAGACAATACTCCTCAGGGTGTTCAACTCCCTATGTGGGTTTTCCAAGGTCCAGGTAGAACGTATGGTGTAAGTCCAGGTAGTAACCAAGCTTATACTATTAAGTACGATTACTTCAGAGTTCCAAATGTACTTACTATTTACAGTGATGTTTGTGTTATCCCTCCTAGATTTAACTATGTTATCATCGCAGGGGCACTCAAGCATTTCTATATGTTTAAAGATAATACAGAACAAGCTCAAACTGCAGATGCTGTCTTTGGTAAATTCCTTGCACAGATGCAAACCACTTTGATGAACAGACAAGAAAATATTACTGACACTAGAATTAATTTTGGTGGAAGAATACACAGGAGCGCATTTAGCTATGACTGATAAAATTGTCTCTGCCACAGTTCTCAGTGAAGGGGGCTATGACGCAACTCAGAACCACCTCATGCTGGACAATCAATTTCCCGGCAGAGCATCTAGATTAGTCAACTATGAAGTCGGATTGAATGGCGGTTATCGCCGTCTTTCTGGCTTCCGCGCTTTTGATCCTGATTTCAAGAATGTAGATAACGCAGGTGCAGAAGGTAAAATCCTTGGACTTGCCATCTTTAGAACTACTATTGGCAGCGATATAGTTTATGCAGCTAGAAAACAAAAAGCTAGCAACACATACAAATATTATGTAAGTGACTCAGTACTAGGTTGGGTTCCAGTAACAACTGGTTTTACCCTCAACAGTATTGGTGTCAATAAAATCAGGCATGTACAATTTAACTTTGGTAGTACGAGTTATATCATTTTTGTAGATGGTGTTAATTTTGCTACCATGACTGACGGTACTAACTGGTATCAATTGAAGAGTGCTAATGCAGGTGGAACTCCTGCTCCTGGTGGTAATCAACTTATCGATGCACCATCAACCATTGCAGTGTTTAAAAACCATATTTTTATGTCTGGTGATCCTTCGTTTCAAGCTGTAGTCTCACACAGTGCTCCTCTTGATCCATTTACTTGGACAGCAGCAGCCGGTGCAGGTCAGCTTCCAGTAGGATTTAGAACAGTACAACTCAAGACTTTCAGAGACTCTCTCTACGTCTTTGGACAAAGGCAGATCTCTAATATTACTACTTCTGAAACGACGTTTGTTGTCAATTCAGTTACCAATAACATTGGCTGTATCGCACCTGATAGTGTCGTAGAAATTAGTGGTGATATTCAGTTCTTAGCACCTGACGGCATCAGACCTATTTCTGGCACTGATAAGATCGGTGATATCAATATTGCCACTGTCTCTAAGCCAATTCAAGACTTTGTAAATACGATCCAAGATACATACAATCTAGAAAACCTAGTGTCTTGCGTAATCAGAAAGAAGTCTCAGTTTAGATATTTTGTTTCTGACACTACACCAACTGGTATCAATACTGGTATTATCGCTGGTTTGAGAAGTAGCGACAATGCTTCCGGCTGGGAGTTCGCTGAAATGATGGGTATCAGGGCTGCTATTTGTGAGTCTGGATATCTTGGCGACGAAGAAGTTATTCTTCATGGTGACTACGAAGGTAATGTCTTCCAGCAAGAAGCTGGCAATGATTTTGATGGACAAGAAGTAATTTCTATTTATGCAACCCCTTATCTCACCTTTGGCGACTCTGAGATCAAAAAGATGCTTAGGAGCATTAATACTTTCTTCCGTGTCGAGGGTAATCTTTCTTTGAGCCTTAGCGTAGATCTTGATTGGGGTAGACTAGAGATCCTCGACCCTGTCAACTACTTAATAACTTCAGGTGATGGACTTGTAGCTATCTACGACTCAGGCAGTACTTACGACAGTGGTGTAATTTACGGTGGTGGGTATAACTCACCTGTAGTTGCTACTAATCTTGAAGGTTCTTTCTTCTCTGTGAAGTTCACATTTACTGGTTCAAACAGAGATAGGCCACACTCTATTAACGGTTTTGTTACCGAATTTACTACACAACAAAGGAGATAACATGACTGGTTACACTAGACAAAGTGTTGCTGATATCATTCCAGGAGAAAACGTAGACGCTGGTCCACTGAACAATGAGTTCAATGCGATTGAAGTAGCCTTTAATAACATTACTGGTCACTCTCATGATGGATCATCGGCTAACGGTCCTAAGATCAACCTGACTACTTCTGTCTCTCAGCAGCTTTCACTTGCTAATGGTGGTACAGGAGCTACTGATGCTGTCGGTGCTAGGGCTAACCTTGGATTGGCCGTAGGAACGAACGTACAGGCTTATGACGCGGGTTTGACCTCTATTGCAGGCCTTACTACCCTAGTAGATCAAATGCTCTATACGACCGCTCCTGATGTCTATGCAACGACTGCTCTGACTCCTTTTTCTAGAACAATCAACGCTACTACTACTGCTGCTACTCATCTCGCTGCTCTTGGTGTCTCTGCTTTTGTACAGACACTTTTTGATGACGTAGATGTTGCAGCTTTCAGGACTTCTCTTGGTCTTGGTACTATGGCATTGCAGAATGCAGGAGCTGTAGCTATTACTGGTGGTACAATTGCTGGTGTTGCTGTTACTGGTGGTACTATTACTGGCATCACAGACCTTGCCATCGCGGACGGTGGTACTGGTGCTTCAACTGCAGTAGGTGCTAAAACCAACCTTGCGCTAGAAAATGTAGATAACACTTCAGATATTAATAAGCCAATTTCTACCGCAGCACAAAATGCGTTAGACCTCTTGAACTTTAAAGCGTTCAATTATGTTTACGGATTAACACTAGCTAATAACACTACGGACCCTACAAACGATATTGATGTACAAGTTGGTATCATGAAAAAAGGTTCTTTGTATGTAGCTAATAATTCTGTACTAACTAAAAGACTTGATGCTGCATGGGCTGCTGGCAATAACGCTGGCGGTCTTGATTTTGGATCTAAGGCAAACTCGACTACATACCATGTACATGCCCTACAAAAAACTAGTGACGGTTCTTTTGATGCATTGTTTTCAACATCAGTAAGTGCACCTGTAGTACCTACAGGATATAGCTCTCTGGGACGTGTAGGATCTGTAGTGACAAATGCGTCGGGAGTCATCTATAAGTTCACCCAATTTGGTAACGATGTAATATACGAAGCACAACAGAGCGGTTATTCTACTACGTTAAGTGTACCTAAAGCAGTCACTACTTTTCCCGGTGTGCCTCAGGGTATTTCTGTAGATTTGATACTAATTGCTACCGCTGATAATTCTTCGGGTAGTATTACTTCGCTATCAGTCTATCCAGGGTATGCCCCTATTGGATACAACACTGCAATGATGACGCTGATATGTGGGATCAGTATTAATGCCAGTGTATCTGGAAATACTAGGTGTAAAACATCAACATCCAAGGAAATATGGGTAGCTTCGACAGTAAGTGGCTCAGGTCTGGCATCACTGTTTTTTGAAGGTTACACGGATTATACCGTCCCTCGGATAGGATTATAATATGTACGTAGTAAGAAGAGATAATAAAATTGCAGGTGTCTTTTGCCTACCAAACGAGTTGGCCACTGAATTTTTACCCGATGACTCTCAGGAACTGACAGATTATTTTAATCCACCTACGTCAGTTCAAGATTATGAAAATGCGATCCAAAAGCATATTGATGACTATGCTAAAACAAAGAACTATGCAGATGGTGTATCCTTTGCTTCGTACAAAGACAGTACAATTGGTGCATGGTCTACTGAAGCAACTAAGTTCATCGCTTGGAGAGATCAGGTTTGGTACTATGCTTATACCGAACTAGCCAAAGTACAAAATGGTGTACGTCCTCAACCTAGTATTGAAATGTTCCTTTTGGAACTTCCCCAGATTGGAGCTTAAATGAAAACTTCCGCTAATGGGCGAAAAGAAATTGCCCTACGAGAGGGTAATATCCTCAAGACTTATAAAGACTCTGTTGGTGTACTCACTATCGGAGTAGGTCATACTTCTGCTGCTGGTCTCCCCAAAGTTACTGCTGGTATGACTATTACTGCTGCTGAAAGTGATGAGATCCTTTCTCGTGATCTTGGTGCAGTAGAGAAAGAAATTGATAAGTTGGTCAAAGTACCACTCACTCAGAACCAGTTTGATGCTCTTGTATCTCTGGTCTTTAACATCGGTGGTACTGCTTTTAAGAACTCCACTTTGCTTCGTAAGCTAAATGCAAAAGATTATGCAGGTGCTGCTGAACAGTTTCTCGTATGGTCTCGTGCAGGCAACCTTAAGACACTTCTTCTGCCTCGTCGTAAGAAAGAACGTCTTCAGTTTTTGAAGGCTGACTAATGGAGTTCACCTCAAAGAGAACATTCTCAAAGAGGGTTGTAGTTGTCAATAATATTCTTGCATGGGCTGCCGTCTTCTTCGCGATCTATATGACTCAGTCGGAGTGGGTGGCAGTCGGTGCCTTTGGTTTACTTGCAGCCATTAATACTTGGTACATGGAAGTAGGCCATAAGGATCTTGCTAAACTGGCAGATACAGAAGTCAAGAAACAAGAGATTGCTTCTCCAACTGTTGCTACTACACCATCCATTGAAGTAAACGTTACAAAAACAGACACAGGTGATGTTAATGGCTAATATCTATATTTATATTTTGATTGCAGTTGGTGCCGTAGCTATTGCTTTGGGCTATGGTCACTATAAAGATGGCCAAGGCTACGATAGAGCTGCTGCAGAATATACTATTAAGATACAAGACATCAAGCTTGACCTTGCTAATAAACACAATGCAGAGATCGAACGAATTGATAAGGCTAATAACACAGCTAAACAAAAAGAAGCTGAGATTATTGCTCAACTAGAACAAGACAAAACGAATTTGGATAATCTCGTAAAGGAGCTACAACTTGAGTCTGAACAAGATCCTACTAGTAATAATGACTCTCTTGGTGCTTCCAGCGTGCAGCGTATCAACCGGGTCCGATAAGGTTACTATCTCAGTTACCTCTCCTAAATTGACCAAAGCTGACAGCGCCCTACTTAAAGACTGCAATATTCCTGTTGATATAGGCGATAAGGCATTGAAACAGTCCCAAACTGAAAAGTATTGGATCATCGATCGACAGTCATTGATTGAGTGTGGCAAAAGAAACAAGGGTCTCAAGACCTATATAGAAACACGAGACAAACTCGTGACTGGAGAATAATATGGCAAGTGGTCGCGTCGCAACTCTAGGTGATACAGGCACTAATACTATGCCTGCTGATTTTGACTGGCAGGCTTATTTGGCTGCTCATCCTGCCCTACAGCAAGGTGGTCAAGCGACAGCAGGAGCCGAAGGCCTAAGAGCATATCAAGATTATGTTGCTAATGGATCTAGCTGGACAAATTCTCCTGCTGCAGCGGGTGCCGCTCCTGTAGTTGCTTCTTCAACTGCTCAGATTGTTCCCGGACAGGCTGACCCTAATAACCCTAATGCTATTAACGTCGTAGATTATGCATCTCAAGTAGCTGCCAACCCATCTCTTGCCATTAACAGAGACGATCCTAGTACTCCTGAAAACGAGAGCATGTCTCTTGTAGATCAGACTAAGAACCAGAGGCCAGACGTTAATGCTGGTTTAGTTGCTAATGCTACTCCAATGGCTGCACAGCCTACTGTAGCTACTACTACTGTTGGTACTGTCGATCCTAAGGCTGCTGCTACTTATACTGCAGAACAGACGGCTGCTCAGGTAGCACAACAGGATATGACTGCTGCTCAGGGGACGGTCTCAAACAACGCTCTGATTACTGGGGATAAGATTGCTCAGCATGATATGGTCGGTATGTCTACCGGTGTTAATGCAGACGGCAGTATTAACCCCACAGGACAGGCTCTACAGCAGTTTGCATCCATTAACCTATCTAATGTCATCGACACTTCTACAGCCTCTGGTAAGGCTCTGGCAGAACAGCTAGGCGTCAATGGTTACGTAGATAGTAAAGCTACTGTACAGGGTCAGTTGGACCTCTTGCAAGCTCAATTCTCTGATGAAAATGGCAATCCTAAGATCCCTACATGGGCTGCTGGTACTGCCAGAAATGTCAGTAAGATTGCAGCTTTTTCTGGTATGACTGGTACTGCTGCTACTGCCGCAATGGCTAGTGCTCTTATGGAGTCCTCAGTATCGATTGCTCAGAGTGATGCTACATTCTTTCAGACCCTCACTGTTCAGAACCTAACTAACCAACAGCAGCAGACAATTAACACTGCTAACGTCTTGGCTAAGATGGACGAACAGAATGTTGATAATAGAATGGCTGCTGCAATTCAGAACTCTAAGAACTTCTTGGAGATGGATCTTGCCAACCTGACTAATGAACAGCAGTCTAAAGTCATCAATAACCAGAACAGAGTGAATTCAATTCTTGAAGATGCCAAAGCAGTAAATGCTCAGCGTCTCTTCACTGCACAGTCTGAAAATGACACCAATCAGTTTTATGATCAGTTGAATACTCAGATCAAACAGTATAATGCTTCTCAGACTTTGGATGCAGATAAGTTCAATGCAACTATGTCGGACTCCAGAGAGAAGTTCTATAAGGAAATGCAGTATAATATCGATATTGCCAATGCCAACTGGAGACAGACTGTAGAGTTACAGGAAGATACTCAGGCATTCCAAGCTGCTACTGCAGACGTAAAGAACATGGTAGATATCTCCACTGCTCAACTCAATCAGATTTGGGACAGAAGTGATGCTCTCTTGGACTACGTATGGAAATCTAGTGAAAGCCAGAAGGATAGAGACGCTGCTCTTGCAGGTGCTAAACTTACGGCAAAAACATCCCAGAGTAATGCTAATATGACTGCTATCGGTTCTCTTGCTGGTACATTCATTGGTTCTGAAACTGGTCAAAGTGTAATTAAAAGTGTATTCGGAGGGCTGTTTTAATGGCTAGATCACTAACATTTGAAGATGCAGTCACAAAGGCTGTTAAGGCTTATTACGAAGGCACAGGTCTTGAGAATTACGAAGAGAAGACTGGTGACAAAATTAAGTACAACGTAGATTTCTTTGACGATATTCAATCTGGTTATAAGAAGGGTAAAAAGAAGCCTAAGTCTGAACCAGAAGTAACTGAAGACGAAGATACTATGGACGATATCACAGAGGATATGTTTTAATGTATGAAACTGGAAACGGACCAATTCCTGGTGAAAACTACACGTCGGATACGAAGAATTACCCGTGGCATCAGCCGCCTGAGTTCACTGATCTTAATAAAGCTCTCGATATGCTTGCTAAAAAGATTACTAAGTTTGAGGTTGCAAACGGGATCTTAACGATCATTGAACTTGGGTTTCCTCTTGTACGTATTACAGATATGCTAATCACTGCTGGTATCTCTGAAGGTAAGTGGACTCCTGATTTTGCACTCTTGATTGCTGGTCCTTTGACTAAAATGATCGAGACAATCGCCATTGCCTTTGATATTGAATACACAGTTGGTATTGATGATGAAGAGCCAGTAGTAACTGGTGAGTTCTTCAAGAAGTCTCATGAACTTAAGAACTATAGTGCCCAAGGTACTTATAAAATTCTGAGTGAAGAAATGCCTGATATCAAGGCAGATGCTGCTGACCAAAGTGATCCATCAACAGAAACTACAGAACCTGAGCCAAGCACTCCTGCAATGGAGAAACAGGGCTTTATGGAAATGGGAGCTTAATACATGACATTTCTTTCAGGTTTTGCTGAAGGTTTTACTACAGAGCGCAAGAGTCGGATTGATCGTGAAAACGAAAAGGAAGACATGAGCTTTAAGTACAACATGGATGCACTTACAAAGCAGCGAGATAAGCGTGAAAAAACTTCTCTTCAAGAAACTGAATACGCTAATCAAGCAAAACTTATCGCTAAGGAAATTGGCGACCCTAGCTTTGCGCCAGTGGCAATGGACTATCTACGCAATGGTATTACTGTTGATGCAGTTCTAAGTGATGCTCGTGCTGGTAATTTCAAGAAAGACCCTAGTGGTGCAGCTACACAGCCTTCTCGGACTATAGAGCTACCCACAACGAAAGCAATGCCTGATGGAGTCACTGGTACTATCTCAAGCATGGCGCCTTCTGACAACGCTGTAGCGGCTGCTAATGGCACTCCTATTGGAGTTGCTGGTAGTTATAAAGATCCTGCTGTACGAGTTGTTGGTCCTCAGAGTGATAAGGTTGCTGCTCGTATCAGAGAAGTCGATCCTACTCTCCTTGACCAGCCTGAAACTCCTACTGTTTATCCTACATCTTCTGCCACTAACGGTTGGAAGTTTGAAAAGAAAAACGAACTCAAGTTGGGTAACTACAAAGATAGCCTCTTGAAACTTGAAAAGGGTAAGCAGGAAAAGAACCCTGCCATGATCCGTGAAGCCAATATGGAAATCAACATCCATCGTACTGTTATGGCAGATGAAGCTAATGCTAAGGCTAAAGCTGACGGCAAGAATACATCGATGTATATCATTAAAGACTCCAAGACTAACAAAATGGTCCCAGGATCTACTTTTGCCGGTGAAGTCCGTGATGATGAAGCCTCTGGTAATGGCAAGATCCTTGTGAATATCGCCGATCCGACAAAGGAAACTCCTGTCCAGTTGAAAGACGGTCAGGAACTTGTTCCATTGCGTGGCGATGCTACTAAGGACTATCTGTCCCTGGCCAAGGACTTCGATAAGGCTTCTGGTGATGTGAATGCTGCTACTGATAAGTTTATTGGTGCAACTAGAACTACTAGAAGTATCTTTGATGTCCTAGAAAGAAATCCATCAGTGACTACTTATGCTGCTACTGGTGTTGATCTTGCTAGACAGTTGCAAGATGAAGTTGCTGGTGCATACAATGCATTGACCAATCAGGAAAAAGATATCGAAGATGCTCTTGGTAAAGACGGTAGCATTGCCGATGTAGAACAGAAGATTGATCAGTACGAAAAGGGTGTTCAGTCGCTACTCAGTCAGCCTAACAAAGATCTTGCCACTGATAAGGCAATCTATGACAGCCTGAGAAAACTTGCTGCGTACCAGTTTGCTGCTGCTAACGGTGTTAACGGTCGTGACATGAGTAATGCAGATTTCCAGCGTTTCTATGATATTACCGGTGGTGGTAAGTCCAAGGAAGCTGTACAGCAGGCTCTAGTCTTGAATGGTAACACCGTGTTTACTCAGATTGACAGTGCTCAGCGTACTCTTGCTAAGAGCGCACAGATCAAAGCGTTCAAAGATACTTATGGGTATGACCCAGGTTTTGAAGGTACGAGAATTGGTGATAGGATGCAGGAAATGGGGCTCAATGAGAGTCTCTCCCCAATCTTGAAACAATTCAGTTCTGGACATGCCGAAGGTCTTGCTCGTGCGTCTGCCAGTGCAACTGGTGAACCTAGTATTACACAGGGCAATCGTGGTGAAGTACAGAATGATCCAGTTCGTATCACTGGTGCTGATGACTATAATAAACTTCCCGTTGGTGCTCTCTACTATCCACCGGGTTCAGATAAACCAAAAAGGAAGATTAAATAATGGCTAATCCGTGGGACAATGATCCAGATGCAGAAGAAGAAATTACTACTGCCAACCCTGTAGTTGCTCCTACGGAGGCCCCTGTCGTCAATTCAGGGGCTAACCCTTGGGATGCAGACCCAGATGCTGATACTGAAGTTGATGTAACTGCTACACCGACACAAGAAGAGGTCCTCTCTGGTGAAGATCCACTCATGGAGGGTCTCAATGCTGATCGTCAGGAGTCAATAGATAATCCATCTATTCCTGTGGACAAGCCTGAGACTACTGTTCGTTCATATGATGATCTGTATGCAAGTACTATCGCTAAGTATCCAAAAGATATTCAGGATATGTATGCCGTTAGATCTAGTCAGTTGATGACTCCAATCACTCAGACTCCAGAGCAGAAAGCTCTGTTGGATAAGTTGGATAATGAACTAGATACAGTATATAATAAAGCTGGTGAGTCAGGAGATTGGTCTCTTTTTGATATCCCTGCTCGCTTCCAGTATAAAACACAGAACAACCCAGACTTTGATCCTACACAACCAGAAGATCCTGTGACTAACCCTAGTATGACTCACAAGAAGTACTTCATCTCTCCTCCTGATCAGAATGCAATTATGCGTATTGGTTATCAGGTGATGAATAACATTGTTGCTGGTATTGGTGATATGGCAACTGGTAACTTCACTAAAGAGGGTCCTGTAGGTAAGGCACTCCCAGATCAAGTACCTAACGGTATGATTGAGGATTTCACTACTGAAGCAGCTTCCCTCGTAATTGGCCCCGGTGTAATTGCCAAGGGTCTCACAAAGACTACCGATGGTGTTAAGCTCGCAGCTAAGGCTTCTGGTGCATCTAATTTGGCACGTAAAACTGTCGATATGATGAGCCCTGAAATGACTTCGGCCATTAAGAACACCTATGCTACTGTACTCTCTAAGACTGGTAGTGCTCAACAGGCAATGTCTGCTGCTACGAAGGTCTCAAAGAAAGCTATCGTAGGTCTCGGATATGGTCTTGTTGATGCTGGTATCGTAAATGACGACAGCACTGGTATGATTGTGTCTCCGGGAATGGTTAAGTCTGTCTTTGGGGAAATGGATGATCGTAGAGCTAACGATATCTCTGTGATGCTCGAAACACCTGTGATTTCTTACACTGTAGGTATGTTCGGAAGAATGTATAACACAGTTGCAGAAAAGGGTGTTAAGCCTGCTCTTGGTGGTCTTCGTCAGATCTCACTGTTTAACAATGCTTCTGGTAAGGCTATGAACGTCGCAGGTAAAGTTCCTGGTCTTGGTGGCGTAGGTATCTCTGAAATGGATGCTGGCCTTAAGACAATCACTTGGATTGACCCTAACTTGCAGAATATCCCTGTAGAAGATTTTGTCTTCAAAACTAAAGTCTTTGGGGATGCTCTTGAACGTAATGCCAAAAAGAATATGCAATTGGCTAATGCTGGTAAAGATGTTGGTCTAGATAGTGCAAGTGCTTTTGTACCTGCTGCTAAGGATTATTTCAGGATGGCTTACGCTGATCAGAAGGAAATCATGGGTGCTAAGCCCTTTGCAGACTGGGTAGATCAACAGGCACAGGAAAGCGCCAATAGGTTCTTTGAACTTCGTACAGCTCTCTCTGGTGAAGCAGAAGTCTCTGGTAAGATGGCCAAGGGTTCTGACGACATGAAGTCTCTGTTCGAAGAAGGTGCAGATAGCACAGGTAAAGTTCCTAAGCCAATTACCCAAACTCAAGAACAAGCAGCAGCACGTCTTGTTACTGATGAAACTTCTAAGCTTCAAGGTCCTACTCAAACTCTTGCTTCGGCAGAGACTAGGGCTGCAACTGATGCAGAAGCCTTCAAGAATGGTCTGAAGAATGATCCTACTCTCAGAGAGTTGATGGTCGAAGCTGATCTTACGGACAACCTTGGCAGTAATGCTCAGGTCAACGACAGATTGGTCAAAGCACTCCCTGAACCTATGTATCGTTCATTTAGGACTATGAAGGAAGCTTCTACAAACGCATATAAAAGACTTGGTGACAGTACAGCAGAGATTGATGAAGTCTCATTCTTGAATGCCATGAAGAGAATTCCTGGTGCTACTAATGAAGCTGGTGAACTTATTAACCCACAGCTTAAAAGAATGGCAGAGGAAGTTTCTGAAAATCCTACTTTTGGTCATGCCTACAATAAGATCAGCAATGATATTAATGATATGATTAAGAAGACTAAGGATGAAGATCTCATCTCTGGACTCTATGCACTCAAGAAGAATATTAAAGTTGACCAAGTCAATGAACTTACAAAAAATGTTGATCCTGCAGTCAAAGAGTTGGCAGATGAAGCTAACCAAGCATACATTAACTACAGAACTACTTGGGGTGACTCACAGGAACTTCGTCAGCTTTCTGAAACTGGCAAGGCTCGTCTACAGGGGGAGAACTTCTCCAGTGGTATGGGTCCGGGACAGGGTGTAACTGACTGGAATACAAATGCCATCAGAACTGTAGAACAGAACATTGGTACTACCGCAGGCGGAAATGTCCTCGATAGTATTAACCGAGCTGTTGAAGCAGGTGGTGAGTCCATTCGTAAACCACTAACAGACTACTACTCTACTAAAGCTGTCAAGAACCTTGCTGACTCTGCCACAATCGGTGGAACAGGAGTTGCTGACTTCCGTAGAGGTCTGAAGGACGTTATTACTAACCTCGACAAACTGAACGCACCTATTGTTCCTAAGCTCAAACAAATTGAGACTAACCTCCAAACTCTTGAAGGTGCAAAGAACATAAGTGCAGAAGAGTTGGGTAAAGTACAGGAACAAGTGTCTCAGATTTACGCTGAGAGTCAAAAGTCTGTAGCTGCTCAGTTTGCTTATAAGTTTGATCCTAAAGCCAAAACCAATGTACCTGTCTCTAATCCAGAGAAGGTTATGGACAACATCTTCAATTCCAATGACAGTGGCAATCAGATCCAAGAACTGATGAACCGTGCAACTGCAATGGGTGACGAAGGTGCCGTGATCAAAGATGCTATTCAGGGCTCCTACATTGACTATGTTAAACGTAAAGTCTTTAGCCGAAACAATCTTGGTATGGCTGCCGTAACTGATGCAGGTAAGACTGTCTCTGGTTTCGCAGTAAACGCCAAGAATGCCGAAGTCTTCTTTGAGTCGCCTCAGAATATGAGGAACATGGAGATCGCCTTTGCAGGAACAGATATCCCCAAGCAATTGGATGAAATTGTCAACCTCACAAAGAACCTCACTCAGAAAACACCTAGACAGGCTGGAGAAGTTTTGGGACGTGTTCCTCCGGAGCTTAACCCTGCTTCTGCTACTAATACTGCTATTACCCTCATGTTTGGTGTTCTTAATCCTACTGCCACTAGAATTCGTAAGTTTACTAGTAACGCGACCATTGACAACTTGGATCAGGTCATTGAGGCACGAAAAGCAGCAATGGTGGCATTCGTAGTTGACCCAATGGAAGCTTCCAGGATTATCAAAGCTGCTGCTGACGACTCCTTGTTTAGGAAAAACCGTCAGGATGCAATTAGACTTCTCGTTCGTGGTGGAGCTGTAGCTCTCGATCAGCAGGAAGATAAGTTTGATAAAACTCAGGCTATTGAGAGACGTCGTGCAAGGGCTAATAGTCCTAAAGTTGATCCCAATCTAATTGGTAAAGACTTATCTTCTAAGAAGACGGTATTCACCCCTGACCAAGTCAGGGACGTAAGTGATACTGAAGGTGGTGATTTCTATCGTCCATTTACCCCTGATGAAGGTGTAGATAATAAGGACGGTAGTTTCTCGACTGAACGCTCTTTGACTGCTCAAGATCCTGAAACAGGTGAATGGATGAATATTCCCTCTCTGTGGATGGACGAGAACGACAAGCCTGTCGACTTCAAACAGAATGAGGATGGAGCTGTAAACTCTGCCAAAGCTTATGAAGCCATGGGTGGTGAGTCTTTCAAAAGATTCAAATCTCTGGAAGAAGCTGAAAAGGCCGCTAAGACACGATCTAAAAATGGTGGTGCCGGAAGCGTCAAAGACGAAATGAAACGATTAAAGTAAAACGCAAAAAGGCCCCGCAGGGGCTTACCAAAAGTTCACCCGAAAGGATGTTCTAATGGTAAGCCCCTGCGGGGCCTTTTTTTTTATTTCAAGAATTCTAAACTCTAGTTTCTCTCCAAATCTTAAGGTCTTCTTTAGTAGCTTTGGAGTTGTTATCAATCGACTCAGGACGATCATCTATCCAAATATCTGGATCAAATCCATCAGCAAACCAATGACAGTAAAATCTTTTAGCAATACCGTCACAGTAGATAATTTCATGATCATTATCATCTATTACATCTGCTTTTGGATTACGAGCAGTTACGATCCTAATATCATGTCCGTAGTCTTGTGCGAGGGCGATAACATTGTCCCAAAAATCAGGAGCTTCAGTATATGTTCCATCGTAGTCTAGTGCAATTTTCATCGTTTATCATCCGGTTTGTCATTAACACCAATACCACGATCTTCATAAGTAATCAGCATGGCAATACGTCCAGCAGCATGCCACAGATGTGACTTACCAGTTTCTTCATCTAGATCACTATGAATTGGACTCCACCACTTCCACAGGTGCCTCATGAGAGCGCCGAAGTGGCTCCCCCATGTCTGTGTGCCCTTTTCCCATTCTCGCTCTCCATGCTTCTCTAGGCCGTGAGTAAGAACTGTTGCAGTAGCTTCAAGTAGTTCAGGTGGGACTAGATCATACCTTAGTTTCAAAATTCATCTCCGTCTGCAACGCTTTATAAATTACTCCTGCACGAAAACGACCACCGATCTCATCGATCTGTACATCATCAATTACTCGTTCAGGGTTTTCACAGATTACTTCCAACATCTTAGTGACCCAATCTTCTGCAGCATCCTTTGATGGGAACACTCCAATGATTGAGCCATTTAGTTCATCACCTGCCATAGCTACTTTCGTCATTTAAATTCTCGCATCTGCAATTCTTTCACATAGGTCTAAGAAATATTTTGTTGAGTAGTGTCTTTTCATCATATTCACGTCTTTATGTAACCATTGCAAATTACCTTCAATGTAACCCATAGAACTATCTATACGATCTAAGGATGCTGTCCCAGACTTGAAATCTATTGGTAGTAACGACAGAAAACAGTATTTATTCTGAGCTTGGTAAAGATCCCATAGATATTCAATTGTGACATTAAATTCTATTGGACTTCTTCCTTTACCTCCATTAGCCCCTCGTTTAATAGAGTTAAAATAAGTTAACGGAAGATCTCCACAACCTTTAAAGTATCGTCTTGCTTGTCTCTTTTTTAGGTGACCGTTCAACATAGCTCTGCCGTGACACCCACAAGACAATGTTTTACCCTGTACTAAGTGCGGGGTTAGTGGTGTTTTCTCAACTCCGCACTCTCAACGAGAGGGCTTACGTGGTTGGTCTTTTCGGGGGGTCTCTGATAGATTGAAGTCTTCGACGTTTGCAAAGATGTGTCCAGTAAGTGCTACGTGCTTGAAGACATGTCAAGTGCTCTGCTTCCGCATCCATCAGCAATGCAAGAGAGCCTTGTCATTGCTCAT